TAAGACTAAAAAAGAAAAAGGTCAATACTTCTCTGCAAGGCCAAAAGGCACTCCAATTCACGTTAAGTCAGCTTTAAATTACAATGACATTATAGATCATTTAAACTTAGGCACTCAACCTATTGTCGATGGCGAAAAGATTAAATGGACCTATTTGAAAAATAATCGATTAGGATTAGATACTTTGGCTATTAAAGGATTTGAAGATCCAGAGCAAATAGTTAAAATGATTGAAGAGTATATTGACTATGAAAAAATATTTACTGCATCGTTAGAGAATAAGTTGCAAGACTTTTATGATGCTTTGAATTGGGGTCGTATACCAAAGAATGATAACGTAAGTGACTTTTTTAGCTTTTAAAAATATGAATACAAAAACAACAGTAATAGTAAAATTAGCAATAGACGGAACACATAACTTTCCAAAAGCTGCTGAGTTATTTCCAGAAGTTGATTTCTTATCAGCTCGCCATAGACACATGTTTCACTTTACAGTAGCGTGTGCAGTTACTCATTCAGATCGTGATAAAGAATTTATTATGTTGAAAAGAGACGTTATAGATTATATCAATGGAGAGTATTTTGATGATCATACTCGCACGTGTGAGTTTGGAGCGAGATCCTGTGAAATGTTAGCTGAAGAAGTTCTTAAAGAATTTGACGCTGAATGGGTTGAAGTGTGGGAGGATCAAGAGAACGGTGCTAGAGTAGAGAAGGTATGAATGTCTGGGTTGTAATTGACAAATTGTCTATTGAAGAAGATGGGTGGGAAACTCATCTTACTTCAGTTATACAAGGATATGTCGACGCTAAATACATTAATGCTAGAGTTGAAGAGGTAACAGAAGAAAATTTACTTAAAATTGAATCGCATTTTAAAACTAAATACATTACAGACAAAGATGTATTTGTTTTTCCTAATGCCTGGACTGGAATGACTACGCGAATTAAGCATTGGTCAGAATTATATAACCGTCCAGTTAAAATGATCGGGTTATGGAGCCGAGGATGTTACCTTAATACAGACCCAGTATATCGTCCTAAAGAAGATAGAAACTGGAGAAAGGTGTTTGAACGATCTAGTTTTAGATGTCTAGATAAAAGTTTCTTTATTAGCGAGTATCATAAAGAGCAATTTAGAATATACGTGTCAAAGCAAGTGTTTCCTGACAGATTAAATGTATGTAAGTTTCCAATGGATTATTTAACTATGACTCTTGCTGATAAAGCATTAGATCATTTCAAACAAGACATTATAGTTTATCCATGGGAAAACACTTTTGGATTAGAAGAAAAAATTATATACGACTTTATTAGAGCCTTTAAAAACTATAAAGTAATATTTGCTCAAGAGAAAGGAAGAATGAGCAAAGAGCAGTTGTTGAATCAAATTGCTCCTGCAAAAATTGCATTCCTGCCTTATCTACATCCTACGATTGGTCAAGAAATATATGAATGTTGTATATTAGGAACAATACCATTAGTTCCAGATATTGACGGTATTGATCATTTAGTGCCCGATGAGTTTAGATATCCTCCGCATTGGACTTCAAATATATTAAACTATTGTATGTACGCTCCGCAATTAATAGATAAAATGAATAATTTAATTACAGACTACGACAGACATAGTTATACATTAGAATTACATACTCAACATTTAACAAATGAATATTTTGATTCAGAAGAAATTCTTAACGAAATATTTGGATAATCAATAAGAATTTACTATATTAAAGAATATGACAGAAAAGAAATTAGTTTACTTCCCTTCATTATCTTCAGGTGCTTATGCATCGCCACTAACAAAAGATATGGAGGTTGCACCGGGCGTGCCGTATCGCTTTTGGGACGATAGAGTTCCTGAGAAATGGCGTTACAAATACTTCTTGATGACCGCAGGTCATTTATACAAGAAAGATAATATTAGACAAACGTGGGGGTTGCAAGACACTTTAGTATTTGGGGACTCTGGTGGGTTCCAAATTGCAACTGGTGCTTTGAAATGGGACATGGCATTGCGTGATAGAATTTTTGAATGGTTAGAACACAATTCAGATATCGCTGCTAATATTGATATTCCTCCTCGCGTGACTTATGAAGGTCGCTTTCAAGAGTCATTAGACATTAGTTTAGATAACTTTAAGTATTTTGAAAAGAAACAAACTGGTAAAACTAATTTCTTAAATGTAGTTCAAGGTTCAAATCCTGTTGAGTTTACTACATGGTACAATACAGTTAAAGGTTTAGACTTTGGAGGTTGGTGTATTGGGTCTTCTAGACGATTAGTAGACTTCATGTATATTTTGGCTTTGATGTTAAAAGAGAAAGAGTTTGAAAAGACAAATAATACTTGGGTTCACTTATTAGGAATTTCTAAAGTATCTGACTTTTTCATTTTAGCGCAAATGCAAAAGTTGATGAACCAATTGACGAATAATAGAATTACAGTATCCACTGATAGTTCATCTCCAGGTCAATATCCAATCTTCGGTCAGATGGTATGGAGTCCTAATTGGAAAGATCAAGTATTTAATATGTTGTATTTCCCTAAGGATGGAAGTCAATTAGGATATCCTAAAACAGGCCACGTTCCTTCTTTGATTGATCATCCAGGCGTACCTCATTTAACTTGGGATATTGTTGAAAATTATTCGACGGAAGCTGTTACTCGATTGACATATCATAATTTGTATATGTATGTATACACTGCAGACAATGTTGAGAATTTAGTTAATAGCTGTCCTCTAGAAGTATTAGCAGAATTGATTCCTAACGATCTAATTCAAATATTGAGATCAATGGAAGAGATGTTTAATTCTCCTGACCCAATTCAAGTATATGAAAGATATAGACCATTCTATGTAAAGTTTGGAGGAGAAAATGTAATGAATGTAGCTCGTGAAGTACGAAATGAATATTTTGACTTTGACGCTATTCAACCAGTAGACGAGAAAAAATCAAAAAAATCAAAAACCAAAGAAAATAAAGAATCATAAATTATGGCAAAACAAGTTTATTTTAATTCAGAAAGCAGAGAAGGACTTAAGAAAGGAGTCGATGCTTTAGCAAATGCAGTAAAGGTTACATTAGGACCTAAGGGCCGAAACGTAGTAATTTCCAAGAAGTTTGGAAGCCCTGTTATTACTAAAGATGGAGTGTCTGTTGCAAAAGAAATTGAATTGCAAGACCCATTGATGAACATGGGAGCTCAGTTAGTTAAAGAAGTTGCTAGTAAAACTGCTACAGAAGCAGGTGATGGTACTACTACAGCTACTGTATTAGCTCAAGCTATTTTAACAGACGCTATTAAGTCCGTAGAAACTGGTGTCAATCCTATTGAAATGAAGCGTGGTATTGATAAAGCAGTGGCAGTAATAGTTGATGAGTTAGTTGCTCAATCTAAAGTAGTTAGTGATGACATTAATAAAATTGAGCAGGTAGCTACGGTATCAGCTAATAACGACACAGTAGTAGGTAAGTTGATTGCAGAAGCTATTTCAGTAGTGGGTAAAGATGGTGTAATTACTGTAGAAGAAGCTAAAGGTACTGACACTGAAATTAAAACAGTAGAAGGTATGCAATTTGATCGTGGGTATCTATCTCCTTATTTTGTTACTAACTCAGAGAAAATGGAAGTAGAAATGGAGAAGCCATTAATTCTAATCTATGATAAAAAGATTAGTGTAATGAAAGACTTCCTATCTATTTTAGAAGGTGCTGTACAGACTGGTCGTCCTCTTTTAATTATTGCAGAAGATGTTGAAGCAGAAGCTTTGGCTACTTTGGTAGTAAATAGAGTGAGAGCTGGTTTGAAGATATGTGCAGTAAAGGCTCCAGGCTTTGGAGAGAAGAGAAAAGAAATGTTGCAAGACATCGCTGTGCTAACTGGCGGTACTGCTTTATTTGAAGAGTTAGGTGTTAAGTTAGAAGACGCTACTTTAGATCATTTAGGTCAAGCTGAAAAAGTAATTGTGTCTAAAGACAATTGTATTATTGTAAATGGCGCTGGTGAGAAAGAAGCTATTGAAGAGCGTATTGTAGCTATTCGTGGGCAAATTGAATCTTCAAAGTCAGATTACGAAATTGAAAAGCTTCAAGAGCGTTTGGCTAAATTAGCAGGCGGAGTAGCTGTAATTTACATTGGAGCTTCTTCAGAAGTAGAAATGAAAGAAATTAAAGATCGTGTAGATGATGCACTTCACGCTACTCGTGCTGCAATTGCAGAAGGTATTGTTCCAGGTGGTGGCACTGCTTTATTGAAAGCAGCGAAAGCTTTGGATACATTAACTGTTGATAATGAAGATCAAAAGATTGGCGTGCAAATTATTCGCAAATCAATTGAAGCTCCTATCCGTCAAATTTGCGCCAATGCAGGTGTAGAAGGATCTGTTATTATCAGAGATATTTTGTCAAATGATAATGACTATGGTTACAATGCAAAGACAGAGCAATTTGAAAATTTAATTGACGCTGGTATTATTGATCCTACTAAGGTGACTCGTATTGCTTTGCAAAATGCGGCTTCAGTAGCTTCAATGATTATGACAGCTGAATGTGCTATTGTAGAACTTCCAGAAGAAAAAGATGCTCAACAGCCTGTTCCTCAATATTAATTTTGATTTGTTAAAAGGATTACATATATTAAAGAAAAAATAAGTTATGAAAGATTTCATTTATCACGCATTAGGCGTTTGTGGAGAGCATTGGCATCCAAATCTATTAAATTTAAGTTTAATAGCATTAACTATGTATGTTGCTTTTAAAGCAGTTAGAAAACAATATAAAACAAAATAAGAAATGGAAAAAAGTAAATTTATCGGTTTTGTCAATCGTTATTATTTGGCAGGTAATACTGATAGTGCTAAATTAGTTGTAGAAGATAAAACTCTTAATACTAAGTTTATTAGCGCAGACCAAAATGTAATAGGCGAAGTTACACTAAATCAATTTGATTCTGCTAATGCTGAATTAGGTGTGTATGCAACGTCTCAGTTGTTGAAGATGCTAACTGCAGTAGATGAAAAGATTGACATTAGTTATGGAGAAGTAGATAAAAAGATTTACTCTGTAAACTTCAAAGACTCTTCCGCAAATGTAACTTACATGTTAGCTGACTTATCAGTTATTCGTCAAGTGCCTAATTTGAAGTCACTTCCAGAGTTCGAGGTTCAGATTGAGCTTAATAAAGATTTTTCAAATACTTTTATTAAAGCTAAAAATGCTTTGCCTGAGTCTGATAACTTTGGTGTTGAAAGTAAAGATGGCGAAACTAAAATTATCATCAATCACTCAAGTGTAAATACAAATCGTATTGTGTTTAATACAGCTACAAAACAAACAGCTGATATGGAAACTGTATGTTTCTCTGCTAAGTTGTTTAAAGAAATTCTTGTAGCTAATGCAGACGCAACTGGATTGTTAGAAGTAAGTTCTAAAGGGTTGGCTCGTGTTACTTTTAGTAATGCAGACTACTCTTCGACATATTATTTGGTTAAATTAACAATTGCTTAATAATGGCCAGAAAGAAACCTGTGGAGATTGTTAAAGAAGAAACTCCGGTAATTAAGGTTAAACAAAGCAAGAAGGAAACAGTTCAAGTAGTTGAAAATAGTCCAGAAATTAAATTGACGGAGCTAGAATTAGCAACTGAACTGTTTTCTAGATTGCAAAATAAATATAATGAGAAAGCTTCCAATGAGTTGTCTACTATGATGAGCTCATTGGAACTTATCATTCGCACATTAAATAAAAAATAACAAATGTTTGGAAATTCAGAACACACTCTTTGGGTAGAGAAGTATAGACCTGACACTCTAGAAGGGTATGTAGGCAATCAATCGATTGTAGAAAAAGTTAAGATATATCTTGACAATGGCGATGTACCTCATTTATTGTTTTATGGATCAGCTGGCACGGGTAAGACTACTATGGCAAAGTTGATTGCAAAAAACATTGACTGTGATTTAATGTATATTAACGCTTCAGATGAGAATAATGTCGACACTGTAAGAGAGAAGATTAAAAGCTTTGCGTCTACAATTGGGTTTCGTCAATGGAAGTTGATTATATTAGATGAGGCTGATTATTTGACTCCTAATGCTCAAGCAGCATTACGTAACTTAATGGAAACGTTTAGTAAGACTACTCGTTTTATTTTAACATGTAATTACGTAGAGAAGATTATCGATCCTATTCAAAGTCGTTGTCAAGTATTTGCTATCACTCCTCCTAGTAAGAAAGACGTTGCTATCAGAGTTAATATGATTTTGCAACAAGAAAACGTTTCAGTGAAACCTGAAGATTTAGTTAGTATTGTAAATGCTGGATATCCAGACATTAGAAGAATATTAAACTCTTGTCAGCGTCAGGTAGTAAATGGGGAATTGACTATTGATAAGCAATCGTTGATAGAGTCTAACTATATGGATAAGATAGTTGAAATGCTTCAGACTATTAAAGATAAAAAGCAGCTATTTACTTCTATTCGTCAGCTATTAGCAGATAGTCATGTAAAAGATTATACTGCGTTGTATAGACACTTATACGACAATTTAGATGCATTTGCTGTTGGTCATATAGCTTCTGTTATATTGATTATTGCAGATCATCAGTATCAAGATTCTATGGTAGTTGATAAAGAGATAAATGTATGTGCCATGTTTGTAAAAATAATAAACGAATTATACTAAAATGCAAAAGCAACAATTTCAAGGTAATAAACAGCAGGTTAATATTAATCTAGCAAAAGCAGCGTCAATCGTATGTGATGCTGAAGGGTGTGATAATGATATCTTTATGCCGGCTATGAAGTTTAAAAGAATTAGTAAACTTTTAACTGGTGCTAAAGAAGATCAAATTGCTCCTATTCAAGTTTTCATGTGTACTGCGTGTGGAAATATAAACGCTGAATTTGACATTCCAAATGAGTAAACCAGCAACTTTATTCGATCATTTATCTAATATTACAGATAAGAAAACTGCTTGGAGTAAACTGAGTGACGAAGACAAAAAAGCTTTCACTCCGTATATGATAAACAGATGGTTGTCTATGAATATGGATTGGGTTGAACTGGTTAACGAACTTCAAAAGTATACTATAGGATTACTGTCCCCAGAAGAAGTTTATAAATTGTATTTAGATGTTCTTCCTAAACAAAAGACATTTAATAAGTATATTAAAGGAAGTAAAGAGTCTAAATACAATTCTGAGTTGGTGGAATTACTGTCAAAGCACTTCTTAATTTCAGAGAAGGAAGCTGTGGAATACTTAGAATTGTATACAGGAGATCGACTGTTATCGTTAAAGGAAATAGTGAAATTATACGGTAAAACGGATAAAGAGGTAGATAAACTATTAAAAAATAAATAAACCATATGGAACAAGAATTAATTTATCATATTCAGCCAGGTCGAGGTAATAAGACTACAGAGGCAGTTAACCATCCAAAACACTATGGAGGAGAATCTAATCCTTATGAAGCTATTAAAGTAATTGAAGCGTGGGATCTAGATTTCTGTTTAGGCAATGCTGTTAAGTATATCTCTCGAGCGGGTAAGAAAGACGCTTCAAAAGAATTAGAAGATCTTAACAAAGCCATTTGGTATCTCAAAAGAAGAGCTGAACAAATCCAAAAGAAATAACTGAACATACAATAGGTTTTCTTATATTATAGAAAATTAATTATTGTATGGCAATTAGCGCATTAGGTCAGTTATTTAGAGCAGTTGCTCCTGAAAAGAATCCAGATCATAAGACTATATCGTATAGTCAGTTTGCAATGTGGAGTTCATGTCCACATAAATGGAAATTGAATTATATTGATCGTACTCGATTTGGCGGTCCTTCTATTCATACCGTATTTGGTACTTCATTTCACGAAGTATTGCAGTGGTATTTGAATACAATGTTTCGAGAGTCAATTAAGACTGCTGATCAACTTAACCTAGCAGAGTGTTTGCAAGAGCAAATGACTCAGAATTATATGATGTCAGTTATTGACAACAATCATGAACATTTTTCTAATGCAACTCAACTTCAAGAATTTTATGAAGATGGAGTTGCAATCTTAGATTGGTTCAAAAAGCATCGAGGTGATTATTTCACTAACAAAGGTTATGAGTTAGTTGGTATTGAAATGCCATTGTATGTGCAAGCATCTGAAAAAAATCCAAATGTAATAATGAATGGATTTATAGATTTAGTACTGCGTGATATAGAAGAAGACAGGATAATTATTATTGACATTAAAACGAGTACAAAAGGTTGGAATCAATATGCTAAGGCAGATAAGATTAAAACGTCTCAGTTAGTATTGTATAAATCGTATTTTGCGAAACAATATGGATATGATGAAGATAAGATTGACGTTAAGTATTTTATTGTAAAGCGTAAATTGATTGACGGTTTTATGTATCCACAAAAGCGTGTGCAAGAATTTGCTCCAGCTTCAGGACGTATAACTAGAAAAAAATTAAGTGCTGAAATTGAAACTTTTGTGTCGACTTGTTTTAATGACGATGGTAGCTATAACACAACGGCTAGCTATCCTGCAATAGGAGATAAAGGATTGAAGAATTGCAAATATTGTGAATTTGCAGATAAAGAAGATTTATGTCCAAAAGCAAATAGAATAAAATGAACAAATTTCAAATAATGTCTAGATTAAAGTCCGATCCTGAATTGATGAAAATTGCTATAGTAGGGAGCAGGATATACGAAAACAAACGAAAAATACGAGACATGATCTTCAAACTTAAACAAACGTTTGGTGATAAGTTAGAGATTGTATCTGGAGGCGCTGGTGCAGGCGCAGATAAGTATGCAAAAAAATATGCATTGGAGTTAGGAGTTAAGTATAAAGAATTTAATCCTGCTCATACAGTTAAAAATTTATATTCAGCGATGAATGAAAACTATTATAGTAAGCCGTATCATACTTCACAGTTTTTTCATCGCAATGAGTTAATTGCAAAGTATTGTGATAAGATGATTGCTTTTATTGACAGCACATCAACATCTAAAGGCTCACAGCATGCAGTTAATATGGCACTTAAACATAACAAATCAGTAGTAATTGTAAATGAAAAATCTTAAACAGTATTTATTGTATCACGCTAAATGGCAACTAGGTATAGTTGTATCTTGGCCATGTATGTGGCTAATGCGTGATGTATGGGGCTGGAATAACTTCTGGACCATAATAGGATTTCAGTTTGTAGGTGCCTTAATATTTTGGAATATAGATAAATTAATCTTTAAAAGTAAATGAAAAACGAAACAACTGTATTAGAGCGACCAATCACAGAAACTAAACCAACGTTTGTATGTGTTGACTGTGGTACTAAGTACTCAATTAAAAATGCATCAACAAAACAAAATGTAAGCAACCCAAAATATTGCAAATACTGCTACTAAAACCGCCGTTTTTCAATAGAATTTCATATTTATTATAAATTATTCAATAAAGGTTATGACGCAAATACAATTGCCAAAGCTTCGTAAGGTTGATCCGAACAAGCCAAAGAAAAAGAAAATCCTGTTACTTTCTGATGATTTACGTATGCACTCTGGTATTGCAACAATGTCGCGTGAAATTGTATTACAAACTTGTAAAGAGTTTGACTGGGTACAATTAGCAGCGGCTGTACAGCATCCGGATCAAGGTAAAATTTTAGACGTATCTCAAGACATCGTAAATCAAACAGGAGTAGAAGACGCTTATTTAAAGTTGTATCCATTTAGTGGATACGGTACTCCAGAAGTACTTCGAGAAATTATTAATATGGAAAAACCAGATGCTGTATTGCACTTCACTGATCCTAGATTTTGGGGTTGGTTGTATGGAATGGAGCATGAATTGAGACAGTTAATGCCTCTTTTCTATTACACTATCTGGGATGACGTTCCATATCCTCGATGGAATAAACCATTTTACGAGTCTTGTGACTTGTTAATGTGTATTTCCAAACAAACGTATAATATTGTTAAGCAGGTACTTAAAAATACTAAACATGAAGATTGGCAAACAACATATGTACCTCATGGTATAAATGAAAATTCATTTTATCCAATTGACGAGTCTCATCCTGAATGGAATGATCTTCAAGCTTTCCGTAAAGATTTAGTTGGAGATAGTATTGATTTTATTACATTCTATAACGCTCGTAATATTCGTAGAAAACACACTTCAGATTTAATTTTAGGATATAAAGAGTTTTGCGATAAATTGCCTAAAGAAAAAGCAGATAAGTGTTTGTTGTTAATGCATACGGAGCAAGTAGATGACAATGGAACTGACTTACCAGCTGTTATTAAAGAGCTGTGCCCTTATAACGTTAAATTTACTAGCAATCGTATTATAACAACTAAAGAATTAAATTACCTGTATAATATATCAGACGTAACTGCTAATATAGCTTCTAATGAAGGATTTGGATTAGGTACTGCAGAGTCTGTTATGGCAGGTACTCCTATAGTAGTTAATGTTACCGGTGGTATGCAAGATCAGTGTGGGTTTAAAAACGATGAAGGCAATTATTTAACTGAATATGATTATAATGACGAATTTCAAACTAATTCAGTTAGACGTTATACTCGCCATGGCGAATGGGTCGAACCTGTATTCCCGGCAGTAAGAACACTTCAAGGGTCTCCTCCCACTCCGTATATATTTGACGACATTGCAGATTACAGAGATTGTGCAGAGGCACTTAAAACTTGGTATGACAGAGATCGAAATGAAAGAAAGCGTAGGGGTAAAGTTGGAAGAGAATGGATGCTTTCAAAAGAAACAGGATTGAGTGCAGAGTCAATGGGCGAGCGTTTTATTAAAGATATGAACACAGCCTTTGCTAATTGGACTCCAAGAGTTAAAGTTGAATTGATTAAAATATAAGTTATGAGTAAACCAGTATTGGTATTTCAAGCTCCTATCGCTACTCGTAGTGGATATGGAGAGCGTAGTAGAGATTTAGTAAGAGCATTAATAGCTACTGATAAATATGATATTAAAATTGTGTCAACTCGATGGGGTGATACTCCTATGAATGCATTGACTAATGAAGATCAAGACATCATTAGTAGAATGTTAATGGGCCCTATGAATCAACAGCCTGATGTGTATATGCAAGTTACAGTTCCTAATGAGTTTCAAAAAATAGGAAAACTCAATATAGGAGTTACTGCTGGTATTGAAACTACATTATGCAGTCCAGAATGGATTGAAGGCATGAATAGAATGGATTTAGTTTTAGTTTCATCAGTGCACGCTAAGTCAGTATTTGAAGCTACATCGTATGAAAAACGAGACTCAAACACTAACCAAATAGTTGGCCATTTAAAATGTGAAAAACCTATAGAAGTTCTTTTTGAAGGATTGAATTTAGACATATTTGACAAAAATATTCCAGCTAGTTCAGATACTATATCAGATTTAATGTCTCAAGTTAAAGAAGACTTTGCATTTTTGTTTGTAGGTCATTGGTTGCCTGGTCAGTTTGGCGAAGATAGAAAAAATGTAGCGTTAACGATTAAATTGTTTTTAGAGT